GGATCTGAAAATTCAGCTAGATTAGAATCTAAATTTGTAAGTATAGGATCTACAGCAACTATATGTGGATTTACTACATCTAAAGATACAACAATTAAGAGTATTGTTAAAGTTTCTATAGGTAACACTAGTGCCTTACATCAAGTTCTAATGACTCATGATGGAACAGATACTTTTATTACACAATATCCATTTATATCTATTGGAACAGATGCTGGAATTGGAACCTTCTCTGCAGAACTTAGTGGTTCTAACTTTAATTTAAAATTCCATCCCGATGCTGCTTTTATAGGAGTTGGTAATTTACAAGTTCAATCATATAATGAAGTTATTAATACTGAGATGGATTTAGTCAACGAGGCACCTATTTTAACTTATGGTAAATCGTCAGAATCTTTATCCCTCTTACAATATAATGCTATATCTGGTGATAGATCAGATGTAGGATCATTTAAATTAAGAAATAATAATAATCTTATATTTGCTAATTTCTTTAATCCATCTGTTGGTCTTAATACAAGTACTGGTCAATTTACTATTGAAAATAATTTCTTTAATAGAAATGAAAGATTAATATACACTCCTGGTTCATCTATAGATGGTGTTAGTTCTGCATCTTTAGTGATGTCTAATGGAGTTTCTTTACCCAGTGAAGTCTATGTATCTCTTCCTGAAGGAACAACTACTTCCAATGTATTTGGACTTTCAACAACTAGAGGAGGATCTGCAGTTACCTTTAATACTGCAGGATCTGGAAATATGCATAAGTTGGAGATGTTTAAGAAAAATGAAAAATCTCTAATTACACTTGATAATGTTATCCAATCACCATTATCATTTACTCCTATAACAACCACTTTAACTAATAATGTTAGTAGTCAAGTTTCAATTACAACTTCAATAATATCTTTAGCAGGAATTACATCAATTGTAACTAATGATATTTTAAAGATAAATGATGAATTTGTAAGAGTTAATAATGTTGGATTTGGAACCACAAGCGTTGGTCCAATATCTAATACTGGATCTTTAAATCTAATAGACGTTACAAGAGCATCTGTTGGTTCTGCAGCAACTACTCATGCCGATACTTCTACTGTTAGGTTATATAAGGGTGGATATAATATAGTTGGTGAAAGTATTTTCTTTACTAATCCTCCAAGAGGAACTAATGTTCTCGAAACAAATGAGTCTAATCGTGATCGGGGTAGGTCAAGTTTCAGTGGAAGAGTATTTTTAAGACAAGATTATTCATCTAATGCTATCTTTGATGACGTATCTCACGAATTTACTGGTATAGCACAAACATTTAGAACATCTATATCTGGAGTGAATACAACTGGTCTTACAACTGGTAGTAGTTTCTTAACACTTAATGGTATATTCCAAAGACCAACAACAGAACAAAATCCTCTAAACAATTATGATTTTAGTGAGTCTACTGGAATAACAAGTTTTGTGTTTAGTGGAATTTCTTCTGCAGATGGAACTCAAATAATAAGTGAATCTGATGTTAATCAAAACCAATTACCTAGATCTGGACAAATTATCTCTATTGGATATAGTGGTGGATTGGGATATGCACCTTTAGCTGGTGCTGCTGTAACAGCAGTCACTAATTCTAGTGGAACTATAACTGCTGTTGGTATTGGTACAAGAGATTTCCACGGATCTGGATATCGTCCTGAACAAAGCACAGCAGGAAATGGTATTCTTAGTATTAATGTTGTGGATGAAGCATATGAACATAGATTTGTAGGTTCTTCTACTAGTTCTATAACTGCAAATACAGGAGCGAAATTTACACCTACCGATGCTGATTATGATTCTTTAACTGGTCTCATGGTTCTGACTATCCCAAATCATGGATTGACAGTTTCAAACACAATAGGAATAACAACAGAATCTCTTACATTTAGATGTAACAAAGATGCATTTGCTACAGATCATCTATATCCAAGGACAACTGATCCAGCATACAATGCCACGTTATCGATATCTACAACAACTACAAATACTTTAACCGTTGGAGTTGGAACTGGTGGTGGAGTTGGAACTGGTGCTACTATAACAGCAACAGTTGGTGTTGGTGGAACATTAAGTTTCACTGTTGTTGGTGGTGGAACTGGATATATTAACCCAGTTGTAATCCCACCATCTCCATCATATGAGAATCTACCAATAACTGGAGTTTCAAGAATAGGTCTGGGTGCTACAACAGATACTGGATCAGGATTACTGTTAACTATTGATGTTGGTGGTAGTAATACAACTGGTATTGGATCTACTCTATTTGAAGTAAAATCATTCTTTAGTCCTAGAAGTGGATATGGATTTAGAAAAGGTGATGTGTTTAAACCTGTTGGATTAATTACAGATAAAGGACTATCTTCACCAATATCAGAGATTGAATTTACAGTAAATGAAGTATTTACAGATAGTTTCAGTTCTTGGAATGTGGGTGAATTTGATTATATCGATTCTATTGCATATCTTCAGGATGGAACTAGAACAGTATTCCCATTAAACTTTAAAGACGAATTGGTATCTTTCCAACCTAAATCTGGAGCATTGGTTGATATGCAATCATTATTGTTAATATTTGTTAATGGAGTTTTACAAAATCCTGGAGAATCTTACATCTTTAACGGAGGAACAAGATTCCAGTTTACAGAAGCACCAAGTGAAAAGGATGATATAGCTATTTTCTTCTTTAAAGGAACAAATAATGTTGATGTTACCTATGTGGATGTGAAAGAATCTATTAAAGTTGGTGATGAACTTCAAATGTTAAAGAGTAATACCATACCCGAATCTTATGATGATAGAATTAAAAATCAAGATCAAAATATAAGAACAATTTCTGGAATAACAACTGCAGATACTGTTGAAACTCAATTATATTATTCTCAGGGTATTGATGATATTAATTTCAAACCTGTTAGGTGGATAAAGCAAAAATCTGATAAGTTCATTAATGGTCAATTAATTACTAAAGTTAGACCTTTAATAGAACCATTAGTATTCCCAGATGCAAGAATTATTAAAGATGTAGCACCTGGTGACTCCACTATCTATTTTGATACTATTAATAATTTCTTCTCTTATGATAGTCCTTCAAAAGTAAGCACTTTGATAGTTGATGATTCTACGACTAGACAATCTGCAGATCTTAATGCAGTCGTCTCTGCTGCTGGAACTATTCAATCAATAACCGTTACTGACGGTGGAAGTGGATATGTTGGAGCAACAACATCCATCTCAGTTGGTATTCCTACTACAGGTATTACAACTTTCATAAAGGGTGATGGAACAGTTGGAACAGGAGAAACTGCAACGGCAACCGCATCAATTACTGCTGGAAGTATTACTAGTATTAGTATTACCAATCCAGGTCTTGGATATACTAGTTCTTCTGCTCCTAGTGTTATAGCAGCAGTTCCAGTCACTCCATCTGAGACTATTACTGGATTCACTGGTTCTGCTGGTTTCTCTGGTATTGTAACAGGAATAACAGTTCTCAGTAGTTCTACTATTAAATTCTTCCTTGATAAAGGATCAGGATCATTTACTGGATTAGCAAATGGCGATCCAATTTACATATTCGATACAGCTGTTGGTTCTGGTGCAACATCTACAGTAATATCATCAGGTGCACCTGTAGGTATTGGAACATCATTCTTTGATAACATCTATATTGTTAGTTCTCTAAGTTCAAGTAGTCAATTGGGTGAATTTGTTGCAGGGGTGAAAACAGATACTTCAATTGTGGGTATCGCTACAGAGAATACTATTTGCGGTAGATTCTCTTGGGGTAAGTTAACTGGTGGTACAAGATCATCAAATCCACTTACACTTACAGTATCTGGTAAAACTGTTAATTCTGGATTAAGCACCTTCCCTAGAGTTCAAAGAAGAGCTGCTGGACTTAGAGAAACGGGTGCTATAAAAGATTCAACTTAATATGGTATAAATAAAGAAAAAAAGTCTATAGAAAATGTCGGCAATTGTAACAGACCAGTTTAGAATTAATAACGCAGGTAATTTTTTAGGAGATGTAAATAATTCCGAAAACTCTTATTATGTGTTTGTCGGATTATCAAATCCTTCTGCTGCAGTAAGATCTTCGGTAGCTTTTGGTAGAAATGCCAATAATGCTCAGTGGAATTCTGATATTACTAGAAAAAAACCAATAGATAATTTCAATTACTCAAATCATGTTAAAGATACCATGATTTTTGGTAAAAAAATTACCTTAGATAATGTTAGAAGAGTTGTAAGAAAAGTCACATGGACTAAGGAGACTAGGTATGATATGTATCGTCATGATTATAGTGAATCTAATTTAGCATCAAATGGAAAAACTGCTAGACTGTATGATAGCGATTTTTATGTAATTAATAAGGATTTTAATGTTTATGTTTGTATTAGTAATGGATCGTCTGGAATTAATACAACAGGTAATCGTTCTTTAAATGAACCAACTTTAACTGGGTTAGAACCATTCACAGCAAGCGGTTCTAGTGATGATGGATATCAATGGAAGTATTTGTTTACAGTTGCTCCAAGTGATATTATAAAATTTGATGCAACAGAATATATACCATTACCTAACGATTGGTCATCTTCTACTGATGCTAATATAGCAAATATTAGAGATAATGGAAATTCTGATATTAATAATAATCAGATTAAAACCATTTATGTAGATAAACAGGGAACTGGTTATAAAAACGCTGGTGCTGGAGGACAGGAATTTAATATTGTTGGAGATGGTTCTGGAGCAAAAGCTATTGTAGAAGTGGGAACCGATACCAAGATTAGTGATGTTAAGGTATCGGTTGGTGGTAAAGGATACACCTATGGTCTTGTTGATTTATCAACTATTCAACCAACTTCACCTAATGCGGAATTAATTCCAATTATACCACCATCAAAAGGTCATGGATCTGATATTTACAAAGAATTGGGTGCAGATAGAGTTTTAGTTTATGCTAGATTTGATGACTCTACTAAAGATTTCCCAATTGATACTAAATTTGCACAGATAGGAATTGTTAAAAATCCAACATCAATTGGATCTACACAAATTTATCAACAAAATCAATATTCTTCAGTTTCTGCATTATACTTAGATACTTTTCCTACAGGTACTATTGAGATTGGCGATTTAATTACCCAAGATGTAGAAGGTGATAGTGGTACTGTTATTGGGCAAGTAAGAGGGTATATTGTTTCTTTTGATCTCATATCAGATGATGATAGTAATCCAATAGCTGTTTTAAAATATTATAGAGATAGGTCATTGTATTTTGATACTGCAACAGGTGATCAAAGTGATACTGTAGGTATTAGTAGCATAGGTGGTACTAATAGTCAAATTTATGACTTTACCGCAAGTGGAAAATCTATTAATGGAACTAATGGATCAACTGCATATTCGGTAGCAATAAATTCTAATTTTAGTGGTATAACTACAAACCCAACAGGAACCAAGGTTATTGATCTTGGTGTAGAGTTTAAAAATGGTATATCACAATCTGAGATAAATAATCAGTCGGGTGATATTATCTACTTGGATAATAGACAATTAATTACTAGAGATAGTAGACAAAAAGAAGACATCAAAGTTATACTAGAGTTCTAAAACATGTCACAAAAAACTAATTTAAATATAAGTCCTTATTATGATGATTTCAATAAGGACAATAATTTTTATAAAGTATTGTTTAGGCCAGGTAGACCTGTTCAAGCTAGAGAGTTATCAACTCTTCAATCAATACTTCAAAATCAGGTAGAGTCTTTTGGGTCGCATGTATTCAAGGAAGGATCTATGGTCATTCCTGGTAGTCTTTTCTTTGATGATTCATATTTTTCTGTAAAGGTAGAATCTGATCATCTTGGTCTTCCAATATCTCTCTATTCTACTGAGTTAAAGGGTAAGAAAATAAAGGGGCAAAATTCTGGAGTAGAAATTCTAGTTAATGATATTAAATTTCCAGCAGATTCTGCAGATATTACAGATCCAACTCTGTTTATCAAATATCTTACAGGAAATTCAGATAATGAAATATCCAATTTAGAAGATGGTGAACCTTTAATTGCGTTAGAAGATATAACTTATGGTAATACAACTATACTCTCAGGACAAAGCGTTGCTACATTGATACCCTCAAACGCTTCTGCGGTGGGTAGTGCAGTGAAAATGACTGATGGTGTATATTTCATTAGAGGGACGTTTGTAGACGTTTCTGCGGATACTATAATATTAGATCCATATTCAAATCAACCATCATATAGAGTTGGTTTGAATGTATTAGAATCTATTATTACAGCAAAAGATGATTCATCACTATATGATAATGCAAAAGGATTTTCTAATTTTGCAGCACCTGGTGCCGATAGATTTAAGATAACTGCAACTTTAGCAAAGAAAGGTTTAAATGACACTAGTGATGTCAGTTTTGTAGAATTAATTAAATTGAGAGAAGGTGAACTTAAAAAGTTACAAGATTTCTCTGTATATAATGAATTAGAAAAATATTTGGCTGCTAGAACATATGAAGAGTCTGGAAACTATTCTCTAGATAACTTTAAAATTAATGTATCAGATTGTTTAGATAATGGACTTTCAAATGGTGGAATCTTTAAATCGAATCAAGTTACTGAAGATGGAAATACTCCATCAGATGATTTAGCTTGTGTAGAGATAAGTGCAGGTAAAGCATATGTAAAAGGTTTCCGTATTAATGAGCCTGGAACTTCAATCATAGATTTTGATAAACCAAGAGATACTGACAGTGTAAATACTGCTTTGGTTCCTTTTGATATGGGAACTTTAATTCGTGTTAATAACGTATCAGGAACACCTGTTATAGGTACAAATATTGCTACAAATACCGTTTCTCTTTATAGTAGAAGAAAAACCTCAGCTGTTGCAAGTGCACCACCTACAGGTGGATATGAGATAGGAAAGGCAAGAGTATATTCATTTGGATTAAGAAATACCCCATATGTTGATAATGCTAGTCAATGGAACTTGCATTTATTTGATGTTCAGACATATACATATCTAACATTAAATACTGCATTAACTGCATCAATTAGTTCTTTTGTTAGAGGTGCTAGTAGTGGTGCTACAGGATTTGTTAATGCTACAGTTTCTGCAAAAACAGAAATAATTTTATCACAAACTTCTGGAAAATTTATTCCTGGTGAAAAAATAATTATTAATGAATTAGAAGAATCAACCAGAACTATAACATCATTACGACAGTATACTTTTGAAGATGTAAAATCTGTATATCAAAATACAAATGGAATGACTGGTGGAATAACTGGTTTTGTTGATTTTAGTGCTGATACCGTGCTTGAAACTACTAGAATATCATCATTACCTCAAGTTAATAACTGTCAGATTGGTCAAGATACAGGAGGAGTGGAATTAACATCACCTGGTAATGCATTTACTGGTATAAAAACAGATTCTATTATTCAATATCAACTTGTAGGAAGTAGTGATATTACATTCAATAGAGTCCAAGATATTAGTAGTGATTTAAAAACTTTAACATTAGCTCCTATAACTGTAGTTGCAGGTGTAAATGCAGGAGCTGTTGGAGTTGACACTACAGGTTCAATATCTTTAGCATCTCCAGTTGTTGTAGATAAAGAAAATACTGGATTGTATGCCAAGTTAGATCGTAGTAATGTATCTGAAGTTGATTTAGCAAATTCTACATTATCAGTTTCTGCTCAAACTGCTGAGTTTACATTATCGGCCAATTCTACTACACAAGCAGTTCCTACTGGAATAACAAGTGCATTTTATAGTAATTTTGATACTCAGAAGTATTCATTACTTTATGAGGATGGTACTGTAGAACCATTAACAAGAGATCAGTTTAAATTAGTAGATGCTAGTTCAAAGGTTCAATTTAGTGGATTATCAAAGAATAGTGGAGATGCTGTTCTTAATGTAACTGTAGAAAAGCAAGGAATTACAAATAAAACTAAAGAATACATAAGAAGCAATCAAATAGTTATTAATAAAACTAGTGCAGGTGTATCAACCACAACAAACGGTTTGACTCAAAATGATTTCTATGGATTAAGAATAGAAGATAGGGAAATATCATTAAATGTTCCAGATGTTGCAAATGTAATTTCAATATTAGAATCTAAGGATAGTAATGATCCAACTCTTGATAAGATAACGACTGTATCTGGTCTAGCATTAAATATTAATTCTGTTGTTGGTGAAAAAATTATCGGTTCTGAAAGTGGAGCAGTTGCTCAAATAGTTAATAGAGTAGATGATGCAAATGTTGAAGTTGTTTATTTTACAAATGTTCAGTTTGTTTTAGGTGAATTAATAACATTCCAAGAATCAAATATTGAAACTACTGTTCAGACAATAACACTTGGAAATAATGTGAATATTACTGAGAGATATTCTTTAGATAAAGGACAAAGAGAACAGTTCTATGATTATTCTAGAGTAGTTAGAAAGAGAAATGCTACTCCTCCTTCTAGGAGAGTTTTAGTAGTTTATGATTCATATGAAGTTCCTGCGACAGATTCTGGTGATATATTTACTGTAAATTCTTACGCTAAAGATAGATTTAGTAATGATATACCACTATTGTCTAACAATGTAAGAGCAACAGACGTTCTTGATTTTAGACCTAGAGTATCATCAACTGTAAGTACCACTCAGTCTCCATTTGCATTTACTTCAAGAGATTTTTCTGGTTCTGGGGCAACATCTTCTCTTGTAGTTTCTCCAGAAGGGGATTCTACATTAGGATATAGTTACTACTTACCAAGAATTGATAAATTAGTTTTATCAGCTGGAAAAGATTATGAAGGTGATTTTACTGTTATAAAAGGATCATCATCTCTTACACCAAAAGCACCAGCATTGTTGGATGATTCAATGCATCTTGCAACTATTGAACTTCCAGCATATCTCTATAATGCAAATGATGCAAAAATAACTCTAATTGATAATAAGAGATATACCATGAGAGATATTGGTAGGTTAGAGGATAGAATAGAGAATTTAGAAATAATTACAAGTTTAAGTTTACTTGAATTAGATACAAAAACTCTACAGATTAAAGATATAACTGGTGACAGATTTAAATCTGGATTCTTTGTAGATGATTTTAAAGATAATCAACGTTTAGATTTACAAAATCAAGATAATACTGTTAATGTTGATACAGTCAATCAAGAAATGGTTGTTCCTGTCAATTTATATTCAGTAAAACCACAATTAGGTGTAGCTGATACTATTCAGTTATTTTCTGCTGATTTTTCGCAG